TGTGGTCATAAATTCCTAAGAGGCATAGCGAACGCTATAGTCTTTAGGGCGCACGTTAGTGCGGGGCTACGATGTTATCTAAGGAATAATCCTTTTTTAATATCGTTAGTTTTAAACCGGTTGTAATACCGGCCCATTCTCAAGCAATTACGCTTGTTAAAACATTTTTACTGACACTCGGAGCTCAAACTTATGGTGACTTATGAACGGACCCGTGGAAACACGGAACCAGAACTTTTATTACCTATAAGCGAGAGCTGGAAAACTACCGGTCAGGTAGGAGGGTGGCCTAATTTCCAATTTATTTGGAATGAGCCCACTGCCTACTCTGTTTCTGGTAGGAACAATTTCCTTAGTGCGGGTAGTTGGACGATGCTTGATAACATCACTCCTAACTTCCATGCTCTAAAGAAATCCTCTCCGCATTTACTCCCTGTTCAATATCTGGACACAGTGAAGCACGAGGTTACGGTTGAGACATCACTTTTCCCGTTTACGTGGGATCGTGGTATGACAACTAGTCAGTACTACAGAGAAAAACTGCGCTCTGAGTTATTCCTCGGGCAGATACCTTATCATATTTATGATACTGATTCTTATGATCCAGTATCAGATTTAGAAAGGTATACTGTTACTGCGACGCATGCTAAAATCTCAAAATCTGTAGCGGCAACTTTGGTTGCTATTGCAGAATTTAAGAAAACGGCTACGTTGTTAATCGACGGAATGACTGCTTTTTATGAGGTCGTTATCGATCTGGCTCGTCTGAAGAATCCCAAGAATTGGAGATGGAATGGCCGTAAAGGCATTTCAAAAACATTTCTAAGATTATTCGACTCAGTCGGAAACGTGTGGATGTGGGCCCGTTATGGGATCCGTCCAACACTTTACGATATAACTGATCATCAAAAAGCTTTAAAGGCAGCAATTGCCAGAATACGACCACCTACCGCAGCATCAGTTTTCAGATCATACGAGAGTACGATCGAAGGCGATGAAGTGGGATCAGTTGTATTTGGCTACACAGGCCATTATCTTGTTACCAAGACTCGTACGACCACCAAAATCAAAGTTACAAGTGGTATGAAGATCAAGCTAGATTTAACCCCGTTTACGACCGCACATACTGTGTTCGGTTTACATCGGGTTACAAATTTAGTTTGGGAGCTTCTACCTTTGAGCTTTGTTGTTGATTGGTTTGCGAATATTGGCCAGCTTATCGATGCACATGAAATCAACCCTTACACCGTGAAATACGGCGGATATACTACGATTAAAACCGAAACTATATCAGAAGTAATTGTTGTTTCTTGCAGAGGTAAGACTGATCATTATAATGGACTTTATGACCATTCACTGTCCACTGGTAATATTCCAGCAGGAACAGTGCTTGGTCGGCGGATATCTACGAGATTTGAGCGGAAACCTATTGCTCCTCTAACGTGGATACCTAACTTTAACGTTGATCTCGACACTTTTAAATTAGTGGACCTTGCGGTCATTACTAAGAATCTAGTGAAGGGTTTAGTCAACAAATAACTTAATATACTCACCGTAACAGGTGGGAAGGAAAACTTAAATGTCAAATTTAAATTTTACATCCAACGCTGTACCGAAAGTAGCAACCGTTCTTACTGAAAAAGAGAACAGTACTGTTTTTGTTTTAAAAAGTGAACACACCTCGGCTAAGCCGTCTACGTTAGAATTGAAGCGACGTCTTCCTGGCCTTAATGGCACAGTGGGTCGTCACTCAGTAATACGTAAAATTGGTGTTACACTTGATGCAGGCTTGCCAACAGAACATATTGGTACAGTTAGTCTGAAACTTGAAGCTTCGATACCAGTTGGTACCGTTGCTGAAGATTTTCAGGTTGCAGTCGATGATCTTATTGGTGTATTAAATACAGCAACTTATGATGATCTGACAGCATTTGGGATCATTGATCCTGCTTAACTGAGCAATATGGAGAAAGATATGAAAGAAATATTCAGATCTTCATGTGAGAGTGCAATACTCACCACATGGGCAAAACAGGATTTCGCAAGGAAATCTACTGCACGTAAGAAGCGTGTCTTACAGAGCCGTATGCTTAGTAACCGTCAGGTTAAGAAGCTTTCAAGCTGTAGGAAAAACGTTTCGCAAAAACAGGTATTAGGTCATAGACTTACTACTAAACAATCTGATGCGTTCCCTTTTCGTCTGTTAGGACGTTATGTGGATACACTACCTTTAAACCAACAAGCCAAGGACAAGATTTATGAAAAAATTAAAAATCGTGATCGAGGTGTTGTTGCTGTTCTTACAAGCGCTACGGAAGTGGAAATCTCCGAAGCAATAGCTCGTAAGGATAGCGAATTGGTAGGTCAGATTTACCAAGCGCGGGTGCTCCTAAAAAAGTACCCGTTTGCTGGTGATACAGCGACATGCCGAAGCAATGCCATCTCTCGTTTTTTCGAGGCAGAAGAGTTATGTAAGGTCACTAACACGCGTTTAAATTCGCAGTGTAAGGACCCCATGGCTCTGATGTCTTCGGAAGAGAGATTTATCTTTCTAGACGCAAAAAGAACTATTAAAAAAATTCTTGGAGCGTTAGATAAAAGGAAGATAATAGGTGATACTCGTACAGGACCCGGTCTAGTGAATAGACCTGGGGTTTCGAATGCATCGGAGACGACTGCATTCTTTAAGTATTCAGAACAGATGTTCTCTACTTTACCTGCGCGGAAGTATACACTTGGGATGATTGATTTGGATTGCCACTGGAAGGATACGATATTCGCTAACGCGAATAGTCTCATTCTATGCCCAGAGCGTTCAAATCGTTACCTTATTAATAATCACGTAAGTGATATAATAGGTAATCGCATTACTTTTGTACCCAAAGACGCCACCACAGATCGTTGTATTGCGATCGAACCTAGTGGTAATGTTATGTTACAACTAGGTGTGGGTTCTCATATAAAAACACGATTGAAATCATGGGGTATTAACCTCCGAGATCAATCAAAAAATAGAGACTTTGCTATGCAAGGTTCTTACGACAAGGATGACAGTTTCTGTACCATTGATTTGCGTATGGCTTCTGACACCCTGAGTATCCAAACCGTCTATAGATTGCTTCCACGCGAGTGGTACAATTTTTTAGACGAACTACGATGCTCCGTCGGCTCTCTGAAAACCAGCGATGGTGTTCAGAATGTTATATATGAGAAATTCTCCAGTATGGGGAACGGGTTCACGTTTGAGCTAGAATCTATGATATTTTTCGCGCTGACGCTTGCGTCAATGCGATACAATGGATTCCACGGCTGTCATCAAGATCACATTAGTGTGTTCGGAGATGACATTGTTGTTCGGAAGCAATTTGTTCCTACAACAATAAAGGCACTTCAACAATTTGGTTTTTCAATAAATACTGAAAAATCTTTTGTTGATGGTTTCTTTCGTGAATCGTGTGGCCAAGACTTTGTCTTTGGTAAAAATATACGTCCTTTTTTCCTTAAAAGGAAAGTGAGCAGTCTTAGAGATATCCACTTCGTAGCGAATTCATTGCTACAGAAGAGTTTAGTTCAGAAGACTGTAATACATTTTGGTGCATACGAATTATTATTCGCGATGATACCTAAATGTGTACTTCTACCCGGTCCATTGGAATTCACATCCGCGAAAGCGGGTGTTGATAGCTGGTCCGACGATGAAGAACATATAGGTGACCTTGAAGGGTCACTAAAAGTTCCTCTTAGTTGGGCTACCACCAATGGTTATTATAATATTTGTCCGTATACTATGGGCTTATATTATGACAGGATAGTTGTATCGGCTATAAATGCTACAAATCGTAGTACTTATACCTCACGACCCGGATACAATGCAGCAAGGTACCATATCTTTCTGCAGGGTGTTCATGAAGGCCGTATAACCCTACGCGGGGTAACCCGCGTAGATCTGAAAAGGAAGACGACCCATTCATGGGATGGTCAACTTTCAGAACACTGTTTTCTCCCGCCGGTGTTAAACGGCGGAGGAGGGTAGGGCTAATAAGCCGGTGGAAGGGCGC